GGTGGGAAGATTTCAACCAGACCGCCGAGGTGCGTGAGAGCCTTGATCTCGGATGCGAATGATATGCTCCCGGGAGTCTTGCAGTAGAACAGAGGTCGAACGCCGACTCGATCACGCGCGGCCCATGTGTTGTCACCATCCGTAAACACGAACGCAAAGTCGCCGCTGATCATCTCGCACGTGCGGAAAAGTCCGTGCTCCTCGATACGGGGCAGGAGTATCTCACAGTCAGACTGTCCGGGAGTTCCGCCAAGCTCGATGTGGTTGTAAATTTCGGCATTCGCAATGAGATATTTGCCGTTGTGCTCAAACGGCTGTGTTCCAATGTCCCCGAGGCCGTTGATGGCGAGCCGCCAGAACATGAGATGCTGCTTATTGACCAAGACATGAGTGAAATCATCGGGACCACGGTGTTTCAGAACATCTGGTGGGGGAGGCTTTTCGCCGGCGAAGATTCCGCACATTTTCAAATACTACCGTCCTTGTCTCTATACCGGAAGCACTCCCACATTTTTGAAGTTCTCTTGGAAATTGCCGAAAACTCATCGATAGTGAAATTGTCACCCATAGACCTGTTGCACTTTCCGCAAATCGGCCGCAGATTTGAAATATCAAGAGTTCCTCCTTTACTTTCCGGAACGTTGTGTCCCACTTCAAAATTAAATACATTAATAATATTTTCACACCAGGTTACGAGACACTTATATTCAAACTTTTTTCCTATGAAGTTTAACCATACTTGTTCACGAAGTGCTCTAGGTATTACAGCTTTCTTCATTAATATTTAAATTGTTCTGGTCTTTATATTTCCATATAAATCCTCCACTTTGTTTATATTTTCCTTTACAACATTTAGAAATATCATTACACCCAGTTTCCGTCGTTGCAGTTTTTATACTACAAAAAGTATTTATATGTATACCATCTATAGACCACTGTTCTACAGGTTTTTGACGTACTATTTTCATTTTTTCGCATATTTCTATAGAACGTTTTAAACCTGTTCTTGCAATAGCAGATTTTTCAATAGATTCGGGAGTTTTTGTCTTTCCGGACAGTGCAATTCGTGTTTTTTCTTTACTTTCAGCTGTATGTATTTTACCCAAGTTAAGTTTACGAAGTTTCTCTTTCGTCTCGTCTGAATGCGTTGTACCTATTTTACAATTTTTTATTTTTTCAATACTTTCTATTGAATGTTTCCCTCGAGAGCCTCCGTTTTTTAGGTTGTACCCGTTTGGTGATAGTGTGTTTCTAGACATTATTTCTTCAGTTTCTCGTTCATCAAGTTTTTCATTTATAGTTTCACATATAACTTTAAAAATAAATTTTTCAAATCCATGTTTCCTAAATGCTCTTATTAAATGAGTATCTTTTTCAGTTTTTATAGATTTGAAATGTTCAGCCCATCTAGTAGCTACGTTACTTTGCGTAGTCTGTCCTATGTAAGATTTTCCATTTTCAATATTTTTAATTTCATAAATCCAACCCATACTTGTCGTTGTACAAGTTTTAATCTTTAACCAAAGGTTAAGAGTCTTTGTTTATTGGTCGGCTTTGATTTCGGAACATCTGGGTCGGTGCTCGAATACCACTTGTAATCTACGTGAGCCATCCATGGCATTCGAATACGATCGAGCGCCTTTCGGCAGATGACACACGGCATCGAACACCCGGGCAGCCCATCCTTTCTGGTTCTCTGAATAACGAGAGGCCCGAATTTCCTATACGTCCACGAAACAAAACGAGCCGGCTTGACTCCCTCGCGTTTTGCTTGTTGTTGAAGGCGCGCGAGCGCCCTCCGTTCTGCGCAGCAGCTGCAGTTACTGAATGTAGGCCCATACGGGACACGGGCCCCGCCCAAGCGGGGCTCCAACTGTGCACGCTATGTACATTTGTTTATTAACGCACCGAAGCTCTATGTATCTTGGCGGCCCTCTCCCAGTTGCGTTTAAGTTTTCTCGCATAAGCTGCAAGTTCTACGGCTGTTTTAGGGAGTTTCGGTCCACCCGGCAATGTGTTGATCCAGCGCGCCCACAATATTCCTGTGTTCGGTGCTGCCAAAATGTGACCCATACCAGGGGTTTTCTCTAGAAGACGTGCCGCCTTCTCCGCGGCTTGATTTTCAATATTCTTCACACGTTTCTCGGCATTTTCAATCTTCTTATTATGGGCATTCAAGGCAGCCTTGAGCTTTTTTTCAACAGCATTTTTCTCATTTTTAGGAAGAGAATTAAAATAATTAATTGGTAGTACCCTATTGAATCCCCCGTACGCACTCCCGTAATGGACGCTTCTGTACTTTTGAGGCGCCTCTCTCACTTTTATTTTATTTCTTTCCTCATTACTTTTCAACTTTTTCAAATTGTTTCTGGCTCTGTTTAATTCGAGGCCGAGCCCACTTCTCTGACCAAAAGCATTTCTTATTTTTTTCTCCAAATTTAAAATTTGCTGTCTGTACCTGCTTACATACCTATTCCGGGACCGGCCGGAGGACTGTTCTTGAAAAAGGTTAAAATTTTGCTGATTCAAGTTTTTGAGAGCCTGAAGTTGTTTGCGAAGATGACCTACGGGAGGCATAGCTTATTATATAGAAATAAAATATTCAGGACAAGTACCACTTGATGGTCGGTCTCGGGAAACTCACAGAGTTTCCCTCCCCGGACTCCTTCTATACCCTCGACTTGTCTGTACTCCAGGAGACGTATTATGAATGGACCGAGACTCTTCCCCATGTCAAGCCATTTTACGCAGTCAAGTGTAATCCAGAACCACGGATTATCCACGAGTTGGCCCGTCTCGGGTCCAACTTTGATTGCGCAAGTCCGGCCTAGATACAACTCGTGCTGGAGGCTGGGGTCGAGCCAGACCGAATTCTTTATGCAAATCCATGCAAACGTGTACAAGACATTGCGTTCGCGAAAGATCAGAAAATAATGCGGACCACGTTTGATAGCGTGAGCGAGCTCAAAAAAATTGCGCGGGTGTTCGAGACCAGTGGGAACCACTGTGATCCACGCCCGGAACTTATTTTGAGAATCAGGGCCGATGATCCATCGGCCCGGTGTAACCTCGGTGTGAAATACGGCGCCGAGGAACGCGATTGGGACGTGCTTCTGTTCACGGCCAGGGTGCTCGGTCTCAACGTGATTGGGGTTTCCTTCCACGTCGGATCGTTCGCGTCCAGTTCGAAAGTTTTTGGGGAGGCGGTCGTGACCGCGACCCGGGCGATCGACATGGCTAAAGAACACGGGTATGACCCCCGCATTATTGATATTGGAGGTGGTTTCAGCCACACCCATGGATTGCCAAAGACCATCAGTGCCCCACAAGGTATTACAATGTGGGCAGAACCCGGGAGGTACTTTGTCGAACAAGTCATGACGTTGTACACCCCAGTCATTGGTGTGAAGGGTTCTGGCATCACAATCAGTGAAAGCCTCTACGGGGCATTCAACTGCATCCTTTTTGATCATGCCCAACCCGAAGTCCGTGAGGTCATTGGCCGAACAGGCCCGACCGCCCCAGTGACCATATTCGGTTCGACATGTGACGGAGGGGATGTCATTTACAAGGAATATAACCTTCCGGTCGACATTCAAGAGGATGACTGGATCGTCTGGGAAAACATGGGCGCCTACACAAGTGCCGCCACGACCAGATTCAATGGTATTCCATTCAATGACCGACTTATAATTTAACTTGTATACAATAAATAATTCTGAATATTATTATGTTTCTTTCTAGTAGCTTTAGCAGCAGCCAATCCCTTCGCGTTGCTATTCAAATTTTTCAAAAAATTTCTGTTTAAATCATCTATTATATATTCATGAATTGCCTTAATAGTACCTGCGTTACTTTTATTATCTTCATAATGTTTTAAGACATCAATGAACGCACGGGCTGCGGCGCGAATTTTAATGATATTGTCGGTGTGATGTATTTTTGTATATTCATAATACTTATAGGCTTTCTTGAGTGCTGCATCCCTCTCGGCCTTCTTGTTTTTTTCGGCAAGTTTTTTAGCGTGTTTCGCCTCTGCCTCCGGATTATCACTGTCATAAGCCAGCTCAAGTTTGCTCCAGTTTGACATGTAATGTTAGAAAATATAATATTTTGTAATTAAAATAATGAAAATTATAAATTCATTAAGCACCTGGGTCATTGCAATTATTATTTTGTGGTACATGAAAATCATTAATTTCTCTCCATTACTTTTGGTAATTGTAAATTTAATGTTGAGTACATATTTTGTCGGAAGGGAATATGATTGGGGCGCGTCTATAATTTCCATATTTTTGATCGCCATCCATGCAAAGCCCGCGTATCTCCTCAGGCATCATCCATTTGCATTTCAAGAAACTTTTATAATTTTAATAATTTATAATTTATTTTTGAAATTGCAAGGAACCAATGTAATTAAAGAATATAATGAAAAATATAGTAAAAAACCTACGACCGCCATGGAGGTCTTTGCTCAGACCTGACGCACCAGCACAAACTTGTGCGCTCGGGTTGTAGATAAAAACTCTCAGGCCATAGTAAATATGGTAAAGGCTTGCACGACCATCGAAGTTGTGGAAAAGTTCAAAAAAATACATGGAGAAACATACGACTATTCGAATGTAGAATATGTAAATAACTCTACTAAAGTAGATATTATCTGCAAAACACATGGAATATTTCAGCAAGTTCCACCGAGTCATTTGAGAGGTTCTGGATGTTCAATTTGTAGTGGAAAGAAACCTCATGATACAAAAGAAATAATAGAAACTTTTAAAGAAATATATGGGGATGAATATGACTATTCATTAACAGAATATAAAGGTGCTCTTAAAAAATTTAAAGTAATATGCAGAACCCATGGAGAGTTTGAAGTAATTTATAACAATATGTTAAGAGGTTGGGCATGCCCAGAGTGTACTGATAGGAAGAAGAAGAACAGTGCAGAATTTTTAAAAAGATCCAAAGAGATCCATGGTGAGGAGTACGATTATTCTAAGGTTCTATATAAAAATTGCAATACGAAAGTCGAGATTATATGTAAAACCCACGGCTCTTTTTTTCAACAGCCACGCATTCATACGAGCGGTGCCAGATGTCAAAAGTGCGAAAGATTCACCACATCGAAGATTGCTCGCAACTGGTTGAAATCCTTGAACATCCCCAGCCTAAGAACATTCGATAGTCTTCACGGAGAATTTACTATACCAGAGACGAAATGGAGGGTTGACGGGTATGATGAAACGACGAATACTATTTATGAATTTCACGGAGACTATTGGCATGCACACCCGTCGAATAAGAGGTATTCTAAAGATGCACCTCACCCAAGGAAAAGGGGGACGTGGGGTGAGGTCTATGAAAGAACCCTCGCAAGAGAACGGAAGATTAGAGATTTAGGATATAATTTAGTGGTCATCTGGGAACACGAGTTCCTCTCCTCCTTAGATAGTCATCAGGATCGAATCGCCCTTTATACCAGTTGATAGGAGCCTTTTTCTTAGTGATCAATATGTACTTGAATGTCCTCGCTATAGCCCACTGCTGTGGGGTTGCTCCCACGCGGCTCCCGCCCGTCTTCCAAGCCTT